TCATGTTCGCCCTTGAACATTAATTACGTTATAACACGTGTTCCCTAATTAGACACTGTCTAACAAAAATAGACAGTGTCTAACACAAGTAGACAGTGTCTAATTCTAGTACTCTTTTAAGAGTATAGGTTGGGCCCAACAAGCGGCGAGCTCATCAAAAACACTCAGCGGCGCTGACGCTCGCTTGCGTCGCTAGGGCTCCTCAGCGGCTGCGCCGCCGATCGTCTTCGACGATTCGTCTACTCGAGCGTACCATATGGACTAAAGTCTCAGCTACAAACACTGCCAACAAAACAACTGCAAACGGGGACTAAACGTTGCAATCACAAGGAGTGCACTGACACAAAACCTTGCTGTAGGGGGCGAAAACTGTGACGACACACACCAACATTGTAGTAACACAAACGGGTGTTTTCACCCTAGAAAGCCAGTTGCTAGCAAACAACCCACATGCGTGGAAAGTAAACGGAAGGTAAACAAAGTGAACAGAAGATTAACGGAAACTGTGAAAGATTGGCGCCCAGGCGATCATCACCACACACCCATCACCCACCGCCTTTCTGCAGTAGACGCACCATACCAACGAGGCCCCACCTCCTCGTCGAAGGTGGGGCCTCGTCATCCTCAGGACGGTCTAGTCAGTAGGGCCGGGCGAAGCGGTACAGCAGAGCACGCGAGTCGGCGTCAGCCTCCTCGTCGTCGACGGGGACGACGGCGACCTCAAGGATCGCGTTGGCGAGATAGGCGTCCTGACCGAGGCGGGCGAGACGAGACCAAATGCCCTTGTAACCCATCGGGTACTCGTAGGAGTCGTCCCATCCGTCGGGGACGTCCAGCGGCCCAACCGCGTCGACGCCGCAATCGTCACCCGTCATGTAAAGGGTCCAGGGCTCACCGGTGCGGGGAGCATGGACTCGGTAGAGGGCGCCGAACTCGACAGTCTCGAGGGCCGGGTCCTCAGTGCGGTGGATGGTGGTGGTCATTTTCTCTTTCCTTCCTGGTTGGTTGGGTTGTTCTGTTGGTATAAAAATGCCTCGGGAGTCTTACGCTAGTCAAGACCCCCCGGGGAGTATTCTCTGTCACATTGTGTAGTTGTGTTGCGACAGGCGACTCAGTCGGCCAACTCGGCCTCGACACGGTCGATCAGCCGCCGCAGCGCGACGTCGATCCGGCTCGCCATCTCCTCTCCCTCGAAGTTCCTAATGTCGTTCGTGGTCTCGGTGATGATGTTGCGCACCAGCCGGAAAGCATCGCGAGAGTTGAGGTCGAACATGAAGGATCGCAGCATCACACATGCGTACTCATAGGCGGCTTCTTCGTGGTCTTCGACGTAGCGGAGCATGAGAGCCATCGTGGTCTCAGGCTCGAGGATGGGTGAGATGGGTGGAGTAGTCGAGGTGTCCATGCCCGTATGATGGCGTGGATGGGGCAGTGGCGCAAGTGCATGGGGCCCCCAGAGCTCACTGAGACGCAGGTCACACGCGCTGGGGGTTGACGGCACCATCCACCGACCTTCTACGATAGACGCGCCATCGAAGGTCGGTGCGCGAAGAAAGAGAGGATGCACGCAGTGGACAACACGGTAGGTGAGGGAATGCTCATCCGGCACATGGACGTACGTAGGACCGCGAAGTTGTCAGACGACTCCCCGTCCGGGCTCGCAATTATGGTCGAACACATGGACGGCACGAACTACATGGTAAGCGTCGCTGACAAAAAAGGGACGCCCGAATATATGACAGAACTGCTCGCTGCTGTCGGGCGTGGCGCTAACACGATGATCCGCGCCCTCGACACTCTTCGCGGCATCGGATATGTGGACGTGCACCCGGTTGCACTATTGGGCAGAGAAATCGTTTTTGGCTTGGACCGTGTTTCGCTTGAGCTTGAAATTATTGAGCACAGTGACGGTGGGATCGAGTGCGGCATTAGCGTTGCCGGCGTGAATGTGGAGAATGTTGAGGAGATTGGTGGCGTATTGGAGGAGTATGGCATTGACGTCCTATGAGATGGTGGGACAGGGGTCAATAATGACATACCAACCCATTCAACTTGAAGGGTTCGATTGAACTGGACTGGTATCGTGTCCTTCGTTTCGTTATCGTACGTGATGGAGGACGCGACCGCATGCGCCCATCACCCCACCGCCTTTCGTGGTGTTCCGGGGTGGTGGGCTGTGTGTGTGGAGCCAACATCCCGAAGCGTGACGGACGTCTCACCCCGGTGGGGTGGACGGGACACCATCTGGCCCCTAGAGTTAAGGCTATCGAGAGCAAGACAGCGACCCGACGGGGCGGATGCCCCCGCAACACAACCAAGACCATGGAAAGAGGAGACACCATAACCATGAGGCACGCAGCAGTGAAGCGCACCAATGTTGCGACCCGCCGCTCTTTGAAGCGGAGCAACGAAATCATCCTCGCCGCCATCATCTACCTTACGGCGTCATGTTTCGCTGTGATCGGGACACTTAGTGTCGTGGCGGCTATTTGGGTACTGTGGGGGACGCTGGGAGTACGGTAACCCCCCGCAATTACGAACAGCACAAACACTAGAGGAAGAGGACGCCGTGTTTTATGACGCGCATTTCATCGTCGACGTCACGAATTGGTCGCGGGGCATTTGGCTGGACGGCACAACGCAGATAATGGACCGGGAGGACATTCTTCTGTCCGATCGTCTCATACCCGCCTACATGCCCGGATTTCCGGACGACCGCTGTTCGGTTAGTGAGGCGCTGGCTTCCATGGTGGGTATTGCGAAGATTTGTGACCGCATTCTTATCCTGGCCGATGAGCATGGTCTCCATGTTAACGAGGATGACCATTCGACTCTGATAGTGTCGTCCGGTGGGGCGATGATTGGCACCATGATGATTGCTATGAGGCGAAGTGGCGCCGAGCTGGACGTTTACCCGTTCATTGGGGAGGACGTGTCGAAGCGTCCCATCTGGGACCACTTTGTGGATGATCTCACTAATGATCCTGTTATTGCGCATCCCCGTACTCCCGTTGGTGACGCTATTGGGGTGAGGCCGGAGAGGCCGCTCGCGCATTCTTCACGATTCCATGTTTATACGACGCCGACAGGTGGGGTGACGCTCGTTTCCGGTGAGGCCGCGTTGACCGTGGACAATATTGAGACTCTCCGCTGGGGTACCAATGTTGGTATGGTCCGTACTGAGAACATTGCGGGTAAAGTGCAGGAAATGTTTAACTGTCTTGTTGCGGGCGCTTCGGTTATGGATAGTCTCGTTTCGGCGGCGAACGCTTGCTGTATCACTCTTGCGATGGCGGGTGATTCTGTGATTGTCGCCTATTTCAATGGTGAGATTATTGGGCAGATTGGCGTGAGTGCGGGTAGGAGTGGTGTCGAGCTTGCCCCTGGCGCGTTGGATTCTCCTGACCGGTCGGACGCTGTGGAGGAGGCGTGGGGTCGGTTCTGTGGTCGAATCCGGGAGATTCTTGACAGTAAGGTCGCCTGACCCGCAGCAATTCTAGGAAACGTGGGAGGAAATCGTGCTTTGGTTTGAATATGATGGCCCCAACAATGAAGGGGTGACTGACAGGAGTGTTGAGATGGGGTTTATTCGGGAGAATATGCCGGCCGCTACGTCCTGTCATCACGATAGTGCCGGATTTACCGTCATGATTTGGGACACTAAGGCTGGCGTTATTGAAGTGTATGTGTTTGATGATGGTAGGCCGACAGTGTGGTATTTCAGTGCGAAAGATACGACGGCGGATGCGTGGTGGCGGAAAACCGTCACTGTGGGTGAGACTACTAGAGTTGGGGCCAGGTGGATTCACGAGCGTATTAAGCGGCATGAGGTGAAGGAGGAGAGTGCCCGTTTGGTGAATGATTTCATTCTTTGCCTGGAAGAAATGCGGGGCAGCGAAAGGGGTTTGCCGGAGTGGAGGCTTGCCCGGTCTGACGCGCAGGACAGGTTGGCTGATCTGTGTGATCTGGGTGGCGTGCCGGTGGGGGAGGTGGTCGGTTTCGACATTTAACACTCCCCGCAATCAACGTGGCAGTAGTATTCGTCACAATATTTGGGAAGAGAGAAGCATTACTATGGGTACAGTTTTTGAGACGGTTGTCACTCAGGTGGTCCGTGAGTGGAATGATGATGGGTGCCGTCACGAGTTCAATGTGCATACGCCTGCCCGCAAGATTTACGACGGCGGAATCATCACTATCGGCAGCACCTGCCGTATCGTGGTCGCCGGCGACACGGTGAGAGCAAGGTCTGTTAAGCGGAAGAGTGCCGCGATTCCTCTTGAGAGTGTTGGTGAGTTCGTTCGCCGCGCTTTGACTGTCGCGGCGAACCGCAGTAAGGCGGCCGGCAATGAGTGACTCAAGTATCGATAAGGCGACGTTCGCTTTTCTTGCCAGTTGCGTCGGCGATTTCGCCCAGTGGCCCCAGTGTTCGATTACCGCTTTGCATGGCAACAATGAAGGCGGCCGTCTTTTCGAGGTTCTGTTTAAGGCGACAGCCAGGAACCCCGACGATAGGACTGTCTTCAGAATTGTTATCACGAAGGATAATAAGTGGCGGGTTCGCGTCGTTCAGCTGTCGAATCATGTCATTTTGGATGAGCGCGACGCCGACCGGGGCACTATCATCCATGCTGTGAATCGCTTCGCGGAGCTGACTAGCATGAGGGAAGGCGAGGAGTCATGATTGACGGCGAGTTGCGGCCGGTCGTGACTGAATTCGTGGTGGAGATGCTCAATGACCCGCGCTGCGAGTCCGTCTTGTTGGATACGGGAGAGGACGCCATAGTGGGCAGTGACGCGTCCGTCCTCTACCTGGACGTCACCGGGAAACGTCACGGATGCACTCTCAACATTGTGGGAGGAGAGTATTCGGTGTCCGTTCGAGACCGTGACACGGACGAAACAATAATAACGGTGAGGGGAAGAGAAGGGGCATGGGAGTTTCGGGAGCTGCTCGCCGAAATCAAGATAAAACTGTGGGAGGACAAATGATCAAACTGTTCGATTGGGAATTCCTGAAGCATGTCGTTGAGGCATGCAAGAATTACGCCAGCACTGGCGGGAATGATTCGCTTGGCCTGGAAGTGAGCGCCTGGAATAACAGTATCCACATTGTGGTCGCATCGTCTGGGCACCGGTTTGTTTTTGAGGCTGATACTGTGCGCGGTTACAAGGCGACGATTTTCGAGCAGACGAACCGTTACTGGGGCCCTACGTTCGACGTCAGCTACACTTATGATGGTGATGAGATTCTTGATGCTTTCAATAGTTTCCTTGCCCATGTGGAGGCGGAGAACAATTGAGCGTTGAGAGGATTGCGGATTATGAGTTTGCGTCTCCGGGTGGGGGTGTGCATTATGATTGGTTCGCTGATAGGGTTGTTGATTATTTGCAGTCTAGATCGCCGGAGACGCCGTCCAGGTTTTTGTGGACGACTTTCTTGACGATAGTGTCCGCTCCGTTGTCTGCGAGGACTCATTTGTCTGCAGGCGCGCAGAGTATGGTGCCGTTGACTTTGTATTCGCATTGTCTTGGGGCGTCTACTCTGTCTAGAAAGACGACGGCGCAGTCTTTGGTGCGTAGTTTTTTTGATGATTGTGTGGACGCGTTTCACTGGGATTCGTCACAGTGTTTGGCGGCCGTGCAGGAGGTTGATTCGGCACTCCATATGCTGTTCCGTCGTCTGGAATCCCTGGAGAGGAGGAGTGGGCGTATTGATATTGACGAGTGCAGGGTCGAGCGGGACGATATCAATAATCGTATTGCTGAGTTTGAGGCTGATCGTAAAGATTTGCTGAATACTATTGGTAATAGTCCGTGCGAGCGGTCTCTTATGGCGAATGTTCTGTTCGGGTCTAATGTGACGGCTGAGGGCCTGAATTTGCGGATGGCGCAGCGGGCCGGTGGGGCGTCTATTATGTTTGTAGACGAACTGCAGAACATGTATTCCGCGTCGCAGGGTGAGGGTTATCGTAGCGGGCTCATCGGATTCCTGACCGACGTCTACTCGGGTAGGACGGTTGAGTCTGTGCGTGTCGGTGACGATGGCGTCAGGCGTGCGGACAGTGAGAGAGTTCCTCATTCTCTTGCTTTCTGCGGCACCGGGATTCTCGGTGACGTAGTCGATAACATGTCGCAATCTTTGTTTGAGACGGGGTGGGGGCCGCGCATTCTTTTTGCGTTGGATGAGGAGGACCGCGTATCTGATCCCTTGTCTTTCGGATGGGTCACCAACAATGACCTGAACGCGCATGGTGGTGATGGTTTTGTTGAGCATGCTTCCGAGCGCATTTCGACAATGCTGGGTATGATGCAGCATAAATTCCGCGGTACTGTCACTTGTGCCACCGAATTTTGGCCCGTCAACACACCAATGACTATGACTGTGACCGAGTCGGCGCGGAATGTTTGGGTGGAAACGATGCGGGCCTGGGCCGGGGAGGCGGCCCGCGAGTCGCCTTTTCGGCGGGCGGTACAGGCGGTCATTGACCGTATGGGGAATCATATTATGCGCGTGGCCGCTATTCTGTCTCTTTTTGAGCAGCAGATGAGCGTGTCATCATCCGCTGTGAGGAAAGCTTTCAGCCTGGCCGCCGATTTCTGGCTGCCTGACGCGTTGAAGATGATCGACTATGTGTTTGTCCCGGACTTGACGCGCATGGTGGATGATTTCAGTAGTAATCCTCCGACCGAGACGCGCCTTTATCAGGTTTTGGAGGCGAAGAACCTGTCCCCGCGGAGCGTGGAGGAGTATCGTCAGTATATTCTTCGTCGGGGCGTGAAGTTCCGCACGGAAGGGGCGATTGTGGATAATGACCTCGTAGAGGCGATTCTGCGGGATCAGATAGCGGAACCGTCGTACAGTGAGTGATGTTTTCGGGGTGCGTTTCCCTGTGATGGTAGCGGGCAATGTTCGCTCCATCACAGGGTGGCGTGCTACTAGCGTAAATCTTAACGATTTTGCCGCTCTGTGTGAGGCGCCCTCGAAATGCGAGAAATATGATGCTCCCGCTTTTTTTGCCGGCATTCTTTCGGGGGGTAGGCGGCAGAAGAGAAATTTCGTGTCCCGGTCCGCTATCGTTTTGGATGCGGATCATGGGTCACGAGAAGACTTTGTCGGAGACCGTATGTGTGCGGCGAATCTTGCCGGCATTGTGTGGGAGACAGCGTCGTCGTCTTTCCCGTCCCCGCGTTTCCGTGTTGTCCTGCCGTGCACTCGCAGCATGACAGTGGGGGAGTGTGAGGCGATCGGCCGGACGTGTTTTAGTGTGTTGGGGCCTGTGGCTCAGTGGGATGGGTCGTGTGCTGAGGCGTCTCGTGCTTTTTTTCTTCCGTCGCATCGTCTTGGTTTGAGGGTGCGTCATTGGCTCATTGACGGTGCCCGTTTGAGCGTTGATAAATGGTTGGAGAATATCGGGTACGAGGAGAAAGGCGATGGTGGTGTTTCTTCGGTATCTGTGCCCGATGGCGGTTATGGTGGTGTGATTGGCGAGTTCAATTCAAAGTATGGGTTTAGCGATCTTGTCCGTTTGTTTGGTTGGCCCTATGAGTCGGTGGGGCGTCGGTGGCGGTATACGCGTGGTGGTGATACGGCTCCGGGTGTGACGATGCTGGACAGTGGTCTGGTTTACTCTCATCATGCGGATGATCCGCTCGCGGACGGCCGGGCGCACACGGCGTTCGATTGTATGAGGGTGCTGGAGTGCGGTGGCGATGTGAGTGTGGCCGTGGGTGAGGCGCTGTCTCTCCTCCGCCTCGAGATGTGAGCTAGGTTACGCTCTCGCGGGTTGACGGGGGAGTGCGCGGTCTGCATATACTAGGGTCGTCACCGAGGAGCGGTGGCACCGACACGAAGAGAAGAGAGAAGAGATTATGGATGCTATCGCTCGTCGCAGCACTCGGAACGACGTCGTCGAGTTCGACATTATCCCCACGCTTGACCAGATGGACGACTACGACGTCGCCGCGATCGCCGACGACGTGATTGGACAGTACTTCTCCGCCACTGGCACCCCCTACTATGTGGTGGACGTTGACGAGGACGCCTACTGGGACGCCGTGCAGCGTCACACCATCACCCACTGACCACACACGACGAACCCCGTCTCATCGCTTGGTGGGGCGGGGTTCGTCATATGGAAAAGAGGAAAGAGTAGATGACATGCCTCGTGTTTGTGCTCACCATTTGCCTACTAGTGATTGTTTGGACGAACTTCAATGATTAACATTCAACCCACTGGGGCGCAGGAAAGAGAAATCAACCGCACCGCCGCCGCGATTCGGCGTGGTGGTGGCGCGTTGCTTGCGTGGGAACCCGGCTGCGGCAAAACATACGGCGCAATCTGGACCACACAGAAACTCAACGCTGACAGGCGAGTCATTGTTGTGTGCCCGAAGCGTGTCATTCCGTCATGGCAGGCCAGCATCAAGACCATCACCGGTCAGGAAGCGAGAGTGCTGTCGCGTACTACTAAGGCGGGACGCGCCAACATTGAGAACATGTTGAACGGCGAGGATGGTTGGTGGGTTATTAATTTCGAGCTATTGGTTTCCCTGGGAAAGGCGGTAGAGGCGAAGAAATGGCCGAACGTTTCTTTCTCAAGGAAATCGTTCGATATGGTGGTCGTGGACGAGGTTCATCGTATTGCGAATCATCGCACTCAGTCTTTCCGGGCCGTAAAAGCATTGAAGTCGAAGTATCGTCTCGGCTTGTCGGGCACGCCTGCCGGCAATAAACCCGTCAATATTTATGGTGTGCTCAAATTCTTGAACCCGGACAGTGTTGATCGTAGTTTCTACCGGTTTGCGGATGAGTTTTTTGTTTCCCAGTTCAATCCTTTCGCGGCATCTCGGTATGCCAGGATTTATGGTGGCGAGAAGGATCCTGGCGCGCTCCGTAATTCCATGGGCGGTGTTTGGTCTGCGATGCGGGGGAGCGAGGTTTTCGGTGACCTGCCTCCCGTGAATGTTCAGCGCGTTGTTTGTGGGATGCGGCGTGAACAGTGGAGGATGTATCGGGAGTTTGTGGATCATCGTTTGGCGGTTATGGATGGTGGGGCCAGCGTTGCCTCGTCCGCCGCCGTTCTAGACGGTCGCCTCAGGCAGATCACTCTCGGGCCGCTGAGAATCGTGGACGATAGTGTCGAGTTCGAGGAGCGTGGATCCTCGAAGATTGACGCTGCCCTTGATATTCTGTCTGATCTGCCCCCGGACGAGAAAGTTATTTTGTGGTGTCATTCACGTAAATTCATGACGCCGTTGCGGAAACGACTGGCTGACGCCGGCTATCAGAGTGTTGAATTGTCCAGTGATTATCGTGATGAGTGGCGACAGTTTTTGGAGCCCGATGGGCCAGGGGTGCTTTGTGCCGTCATTGCGGCCGCCGCTGAAGGGATAGATGGTCTGCAGAATGTTTGTAGCACTGAGATTTGGCTGAGTGAGGATAATAGTGTGATTTTGAATTTGCAGGCGTCTGCTCGTTTGAATCGTAAGGGGCAAACAAAACGGGTGAATCGTTTTCTTTTGCAGTGTGAGAATACTGTCGACGTAACGGCTGTGGAGCCCAGGCTGGCGGCGGGATATGAGCGTCTGCGTGAGAGCGGCCTCATATGAAATGTGATAGACGCTACGCCCAACAGGGTTGCGTACGCCACCACCACGCACGTACAGTAGATACCATGAAGACAGAAACACGCGACGGTTTGAACATTCGCCTAGTGCGACGCCGCATGACAGGCACTATCAGAAACATTCTCGTATCCGACGACAGTGAACTTGTCGACAGGAATTTCTTGATCGTCACCCCGGTGAACGATGGGCACTCGGACATTAACGTCATCCATGTTACGGCGGATAATATTCACATTGTGCGCGGCATGGCCACCAATAACAACCTCGACATTTACGAACTCATTGCGACGGAGGAGTGAAAAATATTATGCGCATCACACAGGGCACCACGATTGACGAGATCGCCGGCCGCACCATTATTCTGAAATGGCCGACACAGTTCGGCGTCAAGACAATGCAACTGCACGTGCCCAGCATTCGATCGGAGAACATCTGGCGGATCCAATGCTACGCGGCCGTCATTTCCACAGCAATCGAGGAACGAGCCGGCCTCACAGCAACCATCATCGAATAACATATCACCAACCAACACTTAGGAAGAGAGGGCAAAAACACCAATGGGCGTTTACCTAGTATGGGAATCGCAACAGAAAGGCGACTACCGGGTCTACTCGAATCTTGAGCAGGCCGCAATGCGAGCAGAAGAGCTCGACGGTACCGTCTACGAAATCATGCCAGCCGGCGACGCAAGACTCTTCTTCATTGAAGATATTGCGAGCGGGGACATTGAAGTTCACCGTGACGTCAGGCTCGCCGCTGTCGCCGCAATTCAGGAAGGGGAGAAATTTGATTTTGAGCCCGGCCGCCGTAACAGCGGTCAGTAATGTTTTCGCCCCGACCGAACGTGACAAGCAAACGCGCATCGGTGTGAGCGAGATCGGGGACGATTGTGAGCGGTGCATTGCAGATAAGCTTCTCGAAATCCCGCACGATATGGAAAATATGGGGACGCCACTGGCGCCGTTTCTCGGTACCGCCTTTCATGCTTTCGCGGAATCACGCACAAGAAACGAACCGAATGTTCTAGTGGAACAGAGAGTAGAGGTGTGCAATCTTGAAGACTATGGGCGTATTTCTGGGAGTGTGGATCGCTTCGATATTGCGGCAGCGACAGTCTTGGACTGGAAACTGCTATCGCGAAAAAAGATTTCCGCATTCAAGAAGAGCATTAAATGGGGCAGTGATCTGCCCCGGTTCGCTAACACGGTAGCGGGGGCACAATTCCGTAAATACTACATTCAAATCATGCTCTACGGGTACGGCCTCACGCAACTCGGCTATGACGTAGCCCACTGTTCCATTGTTGCTCTCCCAAGGGACTGCAGCGTGGAAGTTGTGCCGGACAGTATTTATGAGTATTCTTTCCCGTGGCGGCAGGATGTTGCGCTTGCGGCCATAGAGAGACTCCAAAACATTTGGGAGAGAGCAAGGTCACATGACGGTGGGGTTGACGGCCTCCAATCGTCTCCCCTATGTTGGTACTGCTCACACGAGCGCCACACAGAAGCATTCAAAAACTACACTATCAACGGTTAGGAGGTGAAACATACCATGACTTTCGAGGACACTCTCGCCCGTCTCGGAATGACGGTCGTGAAACCGGAGCAGAATAATCATTTCAACATGCTTATTCACGGTGTGAGTGGCGTCGGCAAAACATCGCTCGCAGCCACGGCATCACAGGTGGACGACATGTCGCCCGTCCTGTACGTTGATTTCGAATCCGGCACACTCCCAGTACGGGATTGGGGGAACCTGCAGAACATTACTGTCGTGCATTGCGACAAGTGGGTTGATTGCGCCAATCTTTGCGACAATATTGCACGCAATCTCGCAGAATTCCCCTACAAGACTGTCGTGTTCGACACATTGGACAAGTGCCAGGAACTCATTCTCTCCCATTATGAGGCCGTGTCGAATGACACTTGGACGAAATGGCGGGCAGTATACGATTCCCTGTTGAAGGCGATCAGCGTATTCCTGGACGCCCCCGACATTTCATTTATTGCTATCACACATTCCGCACGCGAAAGCAATGAGGTCACTGGGGAAACGTTCATTGCCCCGTCTTTTGAGGGACAGAAATCTGGGCAGCGCATCCCCGCCTTGTTCAATTTCGTCGGCTACATGGAATGGGCGAACGTTGATAGCGGGGATGGTGAGGAAATCACAGTGCCAGTCCTGTACACTCGCAAACCGAACGTTGTGACGAAGCAACAGACGCGCGGGTTCCCCCCAGCAATAGGGAACCCGAGCATGACCAAGATTCACAATTACATCACTAGCCACTAACCAAAACATAGGAAGAGAGAAAACTATTATGGCTAAGATCACTGTTACCGCCGACCGTGGTGTCTCCGCTGAGACTCTCGCTATCGCCGCTGACGCGATCAGGGGAGCACTCCGCAGCAAACCCGCCGCTAGCGAGAACTGACCACCGCAATTCTTTACCACCGACTTATAGGAGCACAATAATTATGGCAACTGGCTTCAACTTCGGAACCGACCTCTCATCACTGGAAGTCGCTACCGGCGGCGGCAATTTCGAGCCACCCAAGCCCGGAAAGCACTCAGCATTCATCACCCAAGTCGAAATGACCACCTCCAAGAGCGGCAGGCCGATGCTTGTCACCGATTGGATGATTGACGGCGACGACGAGGACGCCGGAAAGGCCCTCACCGACCGCACCGTCTTCACAATCAACAAGAATGGGAAGACTTTCATTCACTTCAACATTCCGAAGTATTTCAGCGCAGCCGGTCTGTGGCCGGCTGACGCCAGGGAGCGGGCCGACCTTCTCTCACCGCAGAAGATCGACGTGACCGTGAAGCGCGTGTGCGAGAATCTGGAAGGCGCTCACGCAACATTGGTGACAAGGATGAGCAAGCCGCGCCCTCGTTTGGACGATTACGGTCGCCCCGCATACGAGCAGGACGAGAATGGAATCACTGTCCTTGGTGAGGATGGCGCCCCGAAGCCCGCGTTTTGGCCTCCGCGGGCTGAGATTTCTTCCATTGATTTCGAGGCCAAGAAAAATTCTGCGACCTCATCACCGGTAGTTTTCTGACACGCACGGTCGCATGAGTTGAATAGCGGGGGCAACGGTATTGTTGCCCCCGCTATTCAACTCAATAAGGAAGGGAGATGAACACGCAAATGACACAACCATCATATGAACAGTACAGGGTGGTCGCCAATAGACTCACCCAGCTCGCCTACCGTACTAGTAGCGAGAACTTCCTTTTCCCCTCGATTGACGCCGCTATCGAATGGTGTTTCAAGTATCTGGAAGTCCCCGGGGACAATAGGTGGCGTTTCACACGCCCCGATATTACTAAACCAATCGCCCCGTGCAATCTTGACATAGTACTGAATCGTCCACCGGACGCGCCGTACTCGCATCAATACTGCAAGGTGAATGACACGCTTATGCCGTACCGCTCCTACAACGACATTCGTCTTAAGATTTGGAAATGGCGGGGACAGGGCGGGGTAGATAATTTCGAGTTCGACGGCATGACGTCGGCTATCGAATGGTGCTACAAAGAATTCAACCCTTCAGTTGTGTTCGATTGGGAATTCGCCACAGAGAACGGGGTATTTCGCCCCGGCGAAATTTCAATAGTGCACGCCGGGAACAGGCAGGAAGCTCGTGATCGTCTTATCCTTCACCCCGCCAAAACCTATAAGACGACGACTGGCGTGCAGCCAGAAATGGTGGGGCGACGCTTCCAACAATGGGAAGTAGTATCCCCCGAATGGAAGATTATGAGAGATGGTCATAAGCATTTCCACATGCGTTGCGTGAATTGCGGGGAAAACAAATGGCTTCGCGTTTCGCATTTCAGTGGCGGTAGGACGGTGGTCTGCCCGTGCACTAGCCCGTCAATCCGCATGTACAGAGAAGTGCCCGAATGGCTTATCCCCAAACTTATGCGACGCATTTACGACATGAAAAGATACGCGCCGAAAGAGGACTTTCGTTTTGATTCTACGCAGGATTGCGCAATATGGTGCTACAAGCATCTGCCTTTCCCGAGCGACCCGGGCACGCCGTGGGCTCTGAAAAAGGGGCGCGGGCAGCCAGTGATGCCGGGCACATTGTGGCTCGAAGTTGACGGCGTACGCACAGACACTACGAAAAGTATTGCCACCGTGAACAAGTTGCGACGAAACCTACGAAAGAGAAAGGCTGGAGAAAAGATATGATGCAACGGGTGATGGCCGTTGACCCCGGCAAATCAACAGGAATCGTCGTCGGAGACTTCCACGACGACCATGGATTCTCAATCATTCATGTTCAGCAGCTCAAGCAAGAGCATTGGATGAGCAGCGTCTACGACATTCTCACCGTACACAACGAGTATGCCCCCGATGTTATCGTGTGCGAACAGTTCGATCTTCGACCGGGCAACAATTTTCTCGCAGACCTCACCCCAGTAAAAATCAACTCCGTGCTGGAATGGGAGATCGGGGATATCGTATGGCAGACTCCCGCAATGGCAAAAACAACCATGCCCGATAACGTTCTGAAGCTACTTGATTTCTGGCCCACAGGAGCCAGCGTGGGCCAGCCCGATGCGGATGACGCGCGCGATGCGGGGCGTCATCTTTTCCTGTGGGCGGTCACTAAACGCCACGACGCGGATGTGATCGCCCGCATCGTTGGAAGTGACACGGAGCGGAGATGAATGTTTCACGTGAAACATGCCTCGTGTTTCACGTGAAACATTACTGCCCCCTACCGAACATGCGGTAGGGGGCAGTAATGTTTCATGAAAGGCGGAGGTCAGGCGACCTTATCCTCAGTAGCCTCGCTCTCGCCGGCGGCGTGACGGCCGGCGGCCGCGCCAGGGCGAGTGTGATACGTAGCCAGCGCCAGAGTCAGAGCACCAACAATCTGGGTAGCAGCGTCAGCATACTGAGATGCCTGATCCGCAGAAATAACATTGAACGCCGCAAAAACACCAAGAACGGCAGTGAGCAGAGCGTAAAGCGCCTTGCGGACCTCAGGAGTAAACATATTTATGAATCACCTCATAGATTCCGGAATTTGAGGCTCGGTAGGGATTGAGCCCTCTTTATCAGATGGTATCAGAATTTTCAGAGACCTACCCCAATCGATAACAGTATGTGCGAAAGAGACAGCTTCCCACCATTTCACTTCTGCACGCCGGCGGCCGTCTTCTGCTAGGTCTGCCGCTTTTTCGGCCGCCGCAAGACTACCCTCTAAGGTGCTCACCCGGTCGGAAAGAGAGCGAACAGTAATGTCCAGGATTGAGATCTGTTCCTGGTCACGCGCATTTTTGCGTTGTGTTACGTTTGAGAATATTGTGCCGGTGAGCGCGGATAGGGCGACCAGTGTAGCGTCGGAGAGAACATCGTTCAGGAAAGGGGCCACCATGTGTCTAATGTCCTCTTTATCGTATTGTTTTCGCAGGGTTGCTAACAGCAATTATATAACATTCCCCGCCCAGCAATGGTGACGCTAGACGGGGAATGTTATGTTTTGGTTACTTTCTGTGGAAGCCAGGATGGTAGCCGATAGTCCGCATGAACCGGACGGTGCGTACGCTGGCCCAAAGAATAACTGCACCAACACACCACAGAGAATCACGAGTCACATTCATGGTGCCGTTGGTGAAATCGTCATACACCATGAACGCAGTGTTTGCCGTCACCGTGACAGCCGCAAAAATGGTAGCAACATAAAGCGATCTAGTCACCCTAATTTTCACTTTCATTGAATGGATTGTATACTATCGCCCCCACGCTGATTCCTAGAGCATGTCAGGTTAATGTGTGTAGGAAAACATGAGGGCGATAGTATTCTCTTGTTGCACCGTCGGAACGCGTAGGAAAATATTTGTGTATTAACCTGATAAGCGGTACGCAGGAAAGTATAGCACACAATAAAGCAAGTCTCCGAACGATCTTTCATTGACCGTTCGGAGACTTGCTCTACCACTGCCACAGGAGATCACGGAGAGGGAAGAGAGTGAAGCTCTCCGAATGTCGTACCCATCATGACGTAACACTCAGCATAATAGTAAGCGAACAAGTCACGATAAATACCAATATGCTGTGTCAGGAATTCTGCTCCGGAGCCGGAGCAGGAGACTCGGGAGTCGGAGACTCTGCGACACCATCATGCGCCTGCAAAGACGACGGCGTAGACACGGCCTTGCGAATCTCGTTCACAGCACCATAAATCGCGCCCGCCTCACGCACATTCTCCTGACCCGGAGTCACAGAATGCAGAATCTGATCCACAGACGCGTGAATAGACTTAACCTCCTCATAGGTTGCCTTGGCGTACCAATTCATGTCGCCCGCAAAGTGGTCCCCCGCTTTTCCACTACGGAAAAGATCGCGAATCTCCCTGAGCAGATCAACGCCCTCGCTCATATCCCAAAATTCCTCTCCGGCGCCCCCAGACGGACGACCATAATCATACCAAGACTTGCAACGATTACTAAAAAGAATCCCGTAAGACTCATACGCGTCATACGGGTTCCCTGAATTATAACGCGACCCAACGCGCTTCAAGGCCTCATAAGAATCACCTTCCGCGTTGATAAGGTCACGAAGAATACGACAGCCGACCTCAGCCGACTTTTCCGGCATCCACCATTCACGATCCGGGTCATCAAAGAAATAACCCGGATACGTGATCTGCAACGGTCCAACGCCGTTCGAGTTTTCGCCGTCTCGAATCGCCGCAAGAAACTCACGGAAATTCTCCTCGGTCACTTCCTCACCGTGCGGGCCGGCACCACCGGCGTCGTGCCCGTAAATGTTTGCACCACGCTCGCCGGTCTCCATCCACAGACAAGCCAGGGCGGCCCACCACGGACAATTCTCTGCATCGGCTGCCCTGAGAACGGCCTCCTGAATTGAAGAAAGGCGATACGAGCCGGCAGACTCATGCCCGTTATCGGAATCGGTCCGCTTCCCAAAACGGATACAGGTTGACCATGAAGCCGCGACAGTCATCGGGTGACTACTGTACCGGACTACATGAGTTTCGTAGCCGGTCTGGTCACCCATCTGACCTTCCGAAATGTCGCCATTCTCGTTAATCCACGCTTCGGCGAGGAGCGGGTCGCCTGCGTTGAATGAGCCGTCGTCTTCGCGCACACACATTGCGACATGTCCGCCGTCTCCGGTTGTTTTCAGGACCATGTCGCCGACATGGAACCCCCCCGACGGCGCAGACCCATACCAAGTGTCCCCGATATCCATGAAACCGCGATTCGCGGCCAGAGAATTCAGGGTTTCGGTCCAGGTTTCGCCGGTTCGCGGGAACATAATCGGGTCATCCCAGCCGGTTCCCCAGACATTGTGGAATGCAATATTGTAGGCGCCTGCTACGCCGCTACTGCAATCCATGTCGCCGGGTCCCGTTTTCCAGCCGGCATCATTGGAATTCCAGTAGCAGGTCCACCGGTTGTCCTGGGCGTATCCGGTGCCCCCGTAGTCGCCTGTGGTGCACCAATATTTCATTTCCGACGCAGCATATTCTGTGACGGAATCTGCCAATTTTGCACCGCCTTTCGTAAAGGTTTTCGGTAGTTTTAATTTTATCATGAGCACCTGGGGGCGTCCATAGCGTATATAGGTACGTGCGCGCGCATACCACATGCCCCAGTTTCTGTCAATGCCCCACACAACATTGGTTTTGTGGGATGGGTCACCACCGCGTAGGGTTGACTCGCAAACACGTGGAGAGCATGATTGAGTCATCGGCAGGGAGGACAAAGCCTCCGGCCGGGGATAGAGAGGACAAGACGATGACCGCCACAACCGAGAACATCACCACCGACACTGATATCGCCTACGCCGTCGGCACCGCCGCCAACGCCTGGGGCGACACGGACTACTGGGGGGACGAGACCGGCAAGACCATCGGCCTCAAGCGGAGCACCGACGATGGTGGGCAGACGCTCGGACTCCACGTGTGCGACGACGTCGTCTCCTGGGGACTTTGGCAGTACGATGCCGACGGATTCACCATCGTCCACGACGGACTCTCCGCCTTGACTGACGAGACCATCACCTACCTGGCCGAGCTGTGGCTGGAGAACTGACACACAACATAACGGTGGTGGCCCGTCACGGGCGACGGGCCACCACCACCCACCATCATCACCATCACGTACACATACACATATTTGAGAAGAGGATTACTATGGCACGCCGTCGCACCGGATACGGATCATGCAAAACTACAGGAGGCGCCGTATTCACCAACCTGAAAGGCACCAAGATTCACTTCCCCGCAAAAGGATACGAGAAAGGCGAGAACGAATTCCGAGGCATCCCTGTTGAGCGAGTGACCGCCGTCGCAATTCTCACCGGCGCCGACCTCGTACAGGCCATCCCTGTTCAGCGGCCCGCCCTCATCGGAAACGTGCGCAATGTTTTCACCCCCCAGGGCGCCCACGATTCCTTTCTGGTCGTCTGCACCGAAGGAAACGTCTACCGTGTTTTCGATATCAGCGAGGAGGAATTCGGGAACGCGCGCAACTTGATCAATGATTTGCGCGGGCTTCTCGGCGACGGAATCGAGTGGGTCAAATCATGAAATACCCAGCAATCCGCCGCATGGACGGACGCGAGGACGAGGTCCGTCGCAAGACGATAGAGTTTCGGGAGCACAAGAGGAATCGGGCGAAGAGAATCAAGAGCACACGCCATACTAAGCGCACGAATTTCAATTACAGTGACGGTTGGACTAACCGTCTCATGGCAGAACTGAACGGAAAGTGAGAAACAACTATTATGTCTACTTTTTCGAGTGCCCCGTCTGCTCCTACTCCTGCGCCGCCTCCGCCCGCGGCTAGTGCACCTACACCGCCTCCTCCGCCGCCGCCGGGGCCGGCCCCGGCGCCGCCCGCATGGTCTGTGCCACTCAGCGTGATGGCGCCGCCGCGCCCCACGAATCGTTTCATGGCATGGCTCCGCAAGCCGAGGCCCACATGCGAGGGCATGGCAATGGGCGCAGTCACCCTCATCGTTGGTGTTATTGGACTGTCTTTGGCGTGGCGTGCTTTTTGGTGGCTTCAGGTGTTTTTCGCTTACTTTGCCACGGTCTGCACTCTCGGTAACTGAAATAGCGAGAAAACGACTATGGACACGGTGTTTTTGAGACAGGTTTGGCTGTACTTGCCGGACGGTAGTAAAGAGAGAATCGTAGCACAAACCGGCGACGACAAGGGGGTTAGTTTCGATTCTATTCATGCTGGCGTAGAGCGGAGGCACTATTTCAAGTACAGCGATTATTCGATCACCAAGACAGAGAAAGGAGATTATGTGGTGTCACCAGACAATGAATACGAGAAGATTTACTACCCGAATGGCATGTACGAGTATGTTTCGAAGGTAGTGCCGCACGATGGTTTCTGGGAGGTGCACGTCCGCCGCTATCCTAGTAGTGAATGGCGGGTAGAATGTTGGAATCGTCGTCTTGTTTCTTTGGAGCACAAACACGACGGATGGTATCGGCGGCGAATCGTAGGCTATCAGATTGATCCTGGCTGTGAGTTGAAGTTCGTCAACGATCCGGTTTGTCTTTGTGTTTCTGACAGCTATTATGCGCCCGTCAGGAAAGTTTGTCGGTATTTCACCGGCGAATGGTGCATTTGGTATGAGAGCGAAGGGGGCGGAGAAGGATTCTTGTCTTTCGACGAGAAGCTCTACGAGTTGACCTTCAACGATAATGTTCTCCGCATCGCAATGAAGGATGATGAGTATGTCGGGGGTTATGTACGTGAGAATACTGTGTCTCACCCGTCACACTACGCAACCCTCGATCCCGAGCCCATCACTTTCATTCGCGACAAAGACTATCTGACCGGCAGTGCCCTAAAGTACATTTTCAGGGCCGGCCATAAGAATGGTGCCGACGAGAATGTTGACATGGGAAAGGCGGCATGGTATCTGCGTGAACTCGTCAACGAGCAGGGAGGCCAGACGGTGATCGCGATTCTGCGAAACGTCTACTGGGACACTATTGATAGGCAGCTCACCCCAGATTGGCGTGCCAGGGAGGTTCGGGACCGGCTCACGGAGTTCGTGTCCGCCATTTCACACGATCACCTTAATAACTATATTCCGGAAGCGTGAGTACTGTGGAGAATATTGTTAATATTGCTTTCGTTGATTTGGTGAAATTCGGGGAACGGTGGGTTGCAACTGCATTCATGCATGCCACTGACTGTGAATTCACTATCGAAAGTAATTCTACCGATCCATCCACCACGATCCGCGAACTCATGCGCACCGTGCAACATATTCAGGGAGTAACACTTGCTTTACGCTCATGGCATGAAGAAAAAGTTGCTTTTACTAGGTGCACATATTGGCGCGAAAAAGGCAGATATGTGCTCACTTATGACGACTCATCGGACGATAATGCGTACGTCTGCGCGATCATAGTTTCGGAGCACGATGAAGACACGATAGAAATCTTCCCGGGAGAGAAGCCTGCCCTTGCTCTCGAAGCCAAAGCAATTCTACGTAACAAGGGTTACAAGGTCCATGTAATCAAGGAAAACGAAGGCGGAGGACTACCACAATGGCTACGCTAAGTGATTTCACTCTCCGACGCAGAATCGATTGGGGCGAACTCATCTCCGACTGGCGCAAACCGCTGTCTATTCAACCGGCGTCAGTGGAAGTGCGACTAGACGAAAACATTATCACCTACCGTCACGGTGACGAAAACATCACCATCGGTGAGAGCGGTTATGAGCTGCTGCCGGGTGAGTTTATTCTCGCGTCCACCCAGGAGAAAGTCAGCGTGCCTGCCGACTTGGTGGCTAGGGTGGAAGGCAAGTCATCGTGGGCGCGACGTGGAATCCTCGTCCACGTGTCCGCGGGATACATCGACCCAGGATTCCAGGGAAACGTGACACTGGAAATCGCCAACCTGCACTCCATTAAATCCGCTCGCCTTTTCCCTGGGGATAGGATTGCGCAGATCGCTTTCGAGGACCTGGACAGGCCTGCCAGTATACCATACGGCACCAATGGTCTGGGCTCACATTATCAGGGGCAGATCGGTGTCACACCATCGTCTATGGAGGTAGAGTAATGAGTAAGATTGATCGCCAGGAAATCGCGCTGGCTATTGCTGAGGAATTGCGTGATATCACCCCACCTCCTCGCATTTCCGACCACAACAAAATCACTACCGTTGAGTGCTTGCCGGGAAAGATCGAGATCACCGATAATGGTGTTTTCGTGAAGACAAAGCGCGGTGTGTCGACAGGGTGGACTCACAAAGACTCCGATGGCCCCAAGCATTCTGCAGTGCGCTGTAGCATACTTTTGCGGAGCGCCTCATGACAGCGAATAGCCCAATGCTGGAAATCGAGCACGAGATCAGCCTCACGCAACTATGGCTTCCGAAGCCAGACGCGTGCAGCATTGACGAAGCACACATGACTGCCCGTCTGGAGTGGCGCAACCCCTATAAGGGTATTGGAATTGACGTCACCGTAGAAAACGGCGACGGCTGCACTGTCAGTAAGTGGGTTGTCTGGGGCTGGCCATTGAACGTTGTGGGCGTTTACCATGAAACAAGCGGCGAGAATACGTCCGATCTTGCGCGCCGACTAGCACGACAATGGACTACCGTAGAGAGTGACGCAGTCGCCGCTCGTCAATTCAGGGAGATCAATAACACGATTCACTTGATCCTGAACTCACCGTCGATCACAGTTCAGGACGATGCGCGCTCCGACCTCATGGGCGTACTGGACGATATCGCTCGCGAGCGCGGAGGAAACTACCAACTCCTGGGACTATAGTCTCCTACGTCGGGCATGAGAACATTCCCCCCTCACCACGGAAGTCGTGGTGAGGGGGGAATGTTTCACGTGAAACACTCAGGCGCCCGGCTGCGGCGTTGGCGCCGGAGTCGCCTTGGCCTCCAACGCGGCGACACGCTCAGTCAGGCCGAGGTAGCCGCCATGCCAAGCGACCACACGCTCCATGACCCAGTCCGACGGGGGGTTCTGATAGGGGTTCTTCTCAGGAACCCACTGGCCGCCCTCACCCTGCACCAGCTCACCGTCAGTCACATACAAATGTGACACGCCAAATGACGCGGCACGATCGATTACCTGTCGGAAATTCTCTTTCGTAACCCCATGAATGACGTGCCACCACTTGGTGGAAGGCTGTGCCCGCATCACGTCATTCGCGATCGGGTTATTAGGGTCATCCGTCAAATACTTGGCGGCGGTGTTCTCGAAGCTCATGCACACGTCGAAATCGAGCGCGCACACGGCCTCAGTAATGTTGCTACCGGGGTTGATAGCGATTGTGAAATTCTTGCCGTAGGCGCGTCGAATTTCGCCGATGAGGTCGCCGTACCAACCGACACGTCCCGTCTGAGCGCCCCAGCCGTTGATTACCTCGTCCAAGAATACGCCCTGGAAAAGCCCGTCGTACTGTGAGCGCAGGTTGGCGCACAGTTGCATAATGTATTCGCGCGTGAACTTGTCCGGGTCGGGCACGCCATTCCGGGCAGCGTCGTCTTTGGCGAGCGATGCTACACCGTAGCGGGTAGGAATATACCAAAGAATCCTCTTCACCCCGGCCGCCTGGGCGCGCTGCGCCTGAGTGAGAAAATCGTTATCCTTGGCGGACCAATCGCCCGTGGAACGATTCATGATCACGTAGCCGAGCGCGTTCCCGTAGGCCAATGTCTTGGTCCATTTCGAGACTTTTCCGGCCTGGCCTTCATTGTAGAAATCGGGCCAGAAGTACGTGACCGGGGAGTAGTAGCGTCCGCCGACCGTGAAAGGCGAGATTGTAGAGAACAAGGGGGCGACCAGCTTATCGACGCCAGCCTTAGTGTACCCAGTAACATTTGCCATTATGTTTTCTCACTCTCCGTAAGTCCAGGTAAGACCATCGTCACTGACGGTGATCTTGCCAGCGTTGCCCTGGCCGCCGTCGCCAGGATTGCCGGGATCAGGGGTGGCACCGCCATTCCATGCCGACAACGACGTCACCTGAACGTCGCCCGAGACGGGCAGCTCCGCCCCGCGAACTTCGCGCGCCCAAACGCCGGCAACGTTCAGGACAATTGCCCACCGTCCACCGTGGCTGGCGTCTACCTCAACCTCGATTCTGCCTTTGTCGTCGGCATCGCCGCGCACCGGGGCGGGGACTGTCGTAATATTGTCGGACGTGTAGACAGTTTCCGGGCGAACACTCATTGTTGCGTTGACTGTCTTGCCGGCGGCATTCACGACCGTAGCTATGACCTTAGTCATATTATTATCACCTATTTCTAATAGTGAACTATATTTGTTGATTACAGGTCAACGCGAGTAGCACCAAGAGTAGCCACCGTAAACACAGTGCCAGGGAAAACGCCGCCGTCGTAATGCCAGTACGGGTCCGCACCGTAGCTGCCCGCCGTAGTATAAGCAACCCTATGCGAACCTGCCTCCACGGAAAGGCGCCACTGCATATGATGCGTCATAAACGTGCGATTGTACTGAATTTCGGTCTGCCAAATGCCTCGATTGTCGAGCTTGAACCCGAAGAAATACGAGCCGACCGCCTTATCCTTATCCTCCTCGGAATGATAATCCTCGTGCGCAATGCTCACGCACACGTCAAGCGAGAACTCCATGAGACTCTTGATCGGCAAAGTGACGATACCGTCACCCCACGTATAAGTAGCGTGATCCGAGGTTGAACGGCCACGGCCGTTCGTATTATCACGATGCCTGTAAAGCACGCCACTGAACGAGTTCGCGGGGTTAATGTTGAATGATCCGTCGCCGGCCTTGGAGCCGTCGGCCGTGTACAGAATGTCGTCAATGATGAAAACGGCGGGGCGTGCTTTCGACACCGCCCCGGACGGTGCGGCCGCCAACATGACTCGTGCCGCGGCCACGGACGCCGCCGGCATAACCCTGCCAGCGGAATCGTCATACGCGTCCCAGGCCTCAATGAGATTATCGTCTACTGTGGGGACGATACCGCCGGTCCACCTAGTATTAGGCATATTGTTTTCTCCTAAAAATATTGTCGCACAATCTTCAGTAGGTGAGCCAGCTAACCGTCATCTCGCCCCAATCCATAATTGTACCCTCGTCAATATTCTGATACGTATAAAGCGCAATCCGATCCCCGACGTTCAGACGCCTAACACCAGTAACCTGCAACGCGGTCCACAAACCATGGTTCAACGCAGCATACATGTAAACGCCACGCTCAACATCATCTGGGCTAGCAACCCTTGTGCCGCCAACGTATCCTGCCCATGACGACCTATACCATGTTGTGCCGTCCAGACGGTAGAGCCCGCTCTGCGGAATAATAATTTCGACACCGTCTACTTGCATTCCGCCGCGAACGATCTTCTCCTGTGACCCGATCGGGACCTTCGACCAATCATCTTTTTTAGTCCACAGGTGAGCGTTGTTTGTTGCCATATGGGCAAAAGGTGGCTCCGTGAAAGTGCGCCAAGATGAGGAATGAGGCGAAGCCGACCCGGGCGGGTCATAGGACACGCCATTCGTGTCCATGATGAGCTCGCCGCCCTGACGGTCGGTGATCTGTATCTTCGCCACGCCCTCGTCGTCACGGAAAATATGCAAACCGGAGGAGCGGCTCATTTTCCATGACACGTACATGGAATAAATGATTCCGAGCTGCATTCCCGGCGTAAAAACATCATTCGTGCGGGCACTAATGTAGAAAGGCGTGTCCGTGTCCTGAATCCACGTTCCGTCGGGGAGTGTGAAATCGAATCTTATTTTCTTCCCTGCCGTCGCCTGCTCGTCAACAGAAATAATTCTATTCTTGCCGATGTTGATTGTGAGAATCGCGCGCCCGTTCCACGACGGGGTGAAAAGAATATACCCCTCAACCTTGCCGACACCCTCACCGGCAATACCGTATGTTTTTGGTTTCGCAACAGCAATGTCGTAGATTGCCATCTGCGCGCCATCGTTACGATTAGGGCGGTCCCTGTCCGTCAGAACGAACCGCGTGCCGCCCTCCATCTCATCCACGGTCGCGATTTTGGGAGACCAAATAGACTCCCAGAACCCATACTCACTGCCAAGGCCAAATCGAATATTCTTCTCACCCGACGTCGGCTCAGTATCAACGAGCGAAAGCTCACCACCAATAAGCCGGTTACCAATGAGGTCACCAGTGACTTTTGCTGCGTTGAATGTCGCGTTTCCAGCGGTCAACATTTCCGTAGTGACGGACGCGAACGCCGCTATCTTCGCCCAGAGCTCCCCAGACGCATAAATGTTGCGAGCGGACACAGAACCGTCGGCCAGTGAAACGTTTCCTACGGATGAGGGGACGAGAATGCTGCCAGCGACCATTGTTCTGGTCACCCACTGTGTACCGTCCCAAATACGTACGTCAGTAATGTGCCCAGCATTGTCTGTGACGTACCAGATTAATCCTGTGACAGGATTCTCAGGTGCGGTCTGGGCCACTACGGGCGGTCGGTTAGCTTCCGCAATCTGAACAGCTTTTTCAGCATCTTTCGCCGCCTTGTTCGCAGCACCTTCGGCTTTGTTTGCTCGGTCTCGAATGGCGTCGGCCTCTTTGAAGGCGCGTTCGGCGTCTTTGGTGGCCTGGCTGAGCATTTTACCAGTGTGCCCGAGGTTCTCAACTTTTGCGCCGGAAGGCGGCTCAGCAATAGGATCACTGATCTTGACTACACGCCCGGATGAATCAATGATGACGAGTACGCGGGCGCCTATCCATGTGGCAATACCGTCCGATTCGCCAACCGCATGAGATGTTGGGTTGCTGTAGGGGATTCCTACTTCTACCCAGCCTGACGGGAGTGTACTGTCGGTGGCGGACGTGCCAGTGATTTTCCCGTACGTCCATGATACTGAGGATTGCTGGACAATAACATTGTTATTGTTGCGGCCGCCACCGTTTCGTGGCGCCGTATCAATCAATAGTGACGGTCTGACCATGATGCCCGCTATTCTCCCAGTACCTCTATGTCTACCCTCATTGTAGCGGACGGATCAGACAACGGTAAACTGTAAGCCGTGACACGGCCCGCAATATGCTCACCCTGCTCGGTGATAGCACCGATAATATCCCCGACCTCGATACGGGCGTCAGGAATAATCGTCAAAGACCTGGAAGAGCGGGAGGAAATGTCCTGAATCATGTACGTGTCCGCAGCCTCGGATACCTCTCTCGCCGAGCTTGCGGCGCTGAATTCCTTGTGAGAAGTAACCCAACCGTAGCCGGCCGGATCGTATGGCGGGTCAGTGATTTCGCGTTCCGCGGTCCATCGTTCCTCTTGCTCGCCCTGAGCTCTCTGTTGTTTACTGCCGGTAACATACCAGCGGTTCGGGCGCCGGCCGCCTGACCTCGGTGCGCGCGGGGCTTCCAAAAGGAAGCCGGACTCGTACGTGTAAATCTCATCGGGTGCCGTCTTGTCGCGGAGTTTGAAAATATGCAGCATTCCATCGGCGCCGCTACGAATACCGCAGCCCCGGGATTCGACGAGCTTATAGATTGATTCGATTCGTGAATTTCCCCATTGCGTGGTGCGGGGGATAGGCGCGTCCCAGACGTCGTCTTCCAGTTTTACTCGCACATATTCGGCGAGCTCGTTGGCTTCGGAGAGTAGGGTGGCGCCAGCGGCGGGGGAGGATGGCCACGGACAAGGGTTATCGGCAAGAATCTGCGTCAAGTCTTTACAAGAAACGTTAACCTTCTCTTTCGATACGGACCATTCCATGTTGACGAATTCGCCGAGTGGAATTTCCCAGTAGTTGCCGTGCCTATTCTCATAGAGCGCGGTGACCATGGAGCGCTGTCCGAAATTGTTGAGCGCGTCCAGCGGCCATTCCGGAACCCATGACATTGGGCAAGAGTAAGACAGTGCGCCCGGAACTTGACGGTTCGACGACGACCATTCGACTTTCACTTCGGAGGCGGGGATTCCCGTTTTGAGAACTTCGCCACCTCGAATGATATCGATTCTTGCGCCGATGCTGAGGCCATCTGAAAGGGCGGCTAGCGTGGGGCCGTTTCTCATGGCATTCCCGCAATCATTTTGCAAATCTCAATGTACGTGCGCGACTTCCATGCCTTGTCCGCCTCGCGCCATTCGCCCCAGGTGACACATGGTGCTGCCCCCCAGCCGGCGTGAGGGCCGACAAGCATTGGAGAATCATCGGGGAGCTCATGCCATTTCACGTTCCACCGAATAATGCCGTCGCCTGTGATCCTGGCACTGTCGACCTTGTCTACGGTGATGAATCGCGACGGTAGAACGTCGGCGGGGGCGCCGGGCGTAAGAATAAGAGGCTCCCGCTTCTGCAAGATTTCCCAAACGCTGTTAACGTGTGAGGGGTCGTCTAGGACGAACTGTCCGCCTCCCGTGCGAGCTACTTCCAGCATCGGCCACCGGGCGATAAGTGAGTTATATCTCGAAATCGGTGAGGACCATTCTCTTTTATCCTGAGCCTCCTCCCAGATGAGCCCGGGCACAGTGCGCCCGTTGAGGCCGCTCACCATGCCACGCCACCACTCCACCTCGGGGCGAGTCAACGTGACCGAGGAATCACCCTGAACGTATTTGATTGTGGTGCCCGGCACGGCGTACGCGTCTGAGAGAATCATTGTTACCGGCTCAGTGAGCTTGGGGCCTTCAAGCTCGCGAATCATTTTCGCCCTGCCGGTGAGCGGCCGTTTGTCGCGAGCCATCCCAGGAACAGCGAAAAGACGATCCCCCGCATAGACGGGTTCTTTGCCTGTGGCCATTATTGACGGCAGCCCCGTGTGTGTAGCAATCCATCCCGTAATCGGCATTATTATATGCTTTCCGTCATAATGGTTTTATCGGTTCATTCGGTCATAGTCTACTATGGCCGACGTTGCCTCTACTTGCATGCGGCCGACAAGATCATTGTCCACGTCTCGAATTTCGAGCACGTCAGGGCCGAGTGCGTGATTCTCGAGGAGGCTGATCAGCTTATCCATTTTCTCCCACTGGGCTGACGTGAAAACGGGCTCCGGACGGCCAGTTTTGTTTTCGATCGTTGAGAGGCCGGGCTGCAAGAATCCACCATTATCGTAGCGAAGATTCCCCGCGGACGGGCCACCGTAAATCGGAACCTCACGCACTGGAATGCCGAAAGTTGGCGCTTCAACCATCATGCCGTTACCGGAGGCGATAGCAACGTGGTGGGCCGGGTAACCCCAGAACAGAAGCGTACCGGGAACCATGGGATTGCCGGGGGATGACATTGCCTGATATCCCGCAGCCGTGAGACGCGGCACATGAATACCCATCGCATTAAGCGCCCAATAGACAAGACCGGAACAGTCAAGCCCGCCGCCTGGGGAGACGCCACCCCAAACGTACGGTGTACCGATAGCCCGTCGCGCCGTATTCACGAGGTCGCCGGCGGCGGCACCAATAGCACCGATTCCGCCACCGAATCCGCTGACCACGGGCATGTGATCTTTAATCCAATCTCCGAGCGCGTCAATGGTTTTGTCCACGCCAGCTTTTCCAGCGTCGAAGAATGGCTTCGCGCCGTCGCCGCCCCATGAATCGAGGAGCTTATGAACTGGAGCCTTGATGACAGTCTCGACTGCTCCGATCGGATCGGAGAATATCGAGGATACCGCGTCGGCGGCGCCGGTGATCCAATTAAGCGCGGCGGACGCACCCTTTTCTACCGTTGATTTGACAGGGTCCCAAATACCGCCCGGGGCGAATGCGGCATACCCCGCATCACCGCCGGGAATCCTGTCCCCGTGCGCGGCGGCGCGGTTCATAGCATTCACCATTGCAGGCCCGCCGATCGCCTTCACCCATTCGGGCCGCATAATTGCTTCTCCGCCGGAAAGCGCAAGCCGGCCGCCACCATCGGGTGATACGAAATGATAAATGTCGCGGCCCGGAGAGTATCCAGGCAGAACACCACCTGACGCGTACCCGCCAATCGTGGGAGCCTCGGGAAGACGAAGATCGAGAGAAAGTTTCTCCATCATTCCATTAACGAGTTTCCTCAGTCCGTTATTGTAGACGGTGCCGATAACGAAGTTAACGGGTTTGGCGGCGGCTTCTTTGATTTTGTCCCACGCCGTCCGAACCCCGTCTTTCATAGTGTTGGCTGCGGCCACGACTCTGTCCCAGGCGCTTGTAATTGCGGGGACGAGCGTGTTGGCAATCCAATCTTTAACGATTTGGATTTCGCCTTTCAGAATGTTCCATGCGGAGACGACCATGTTTTTCAGCCAGCTGGTCCACGAAACAACGGTATTCCAGGCGGCACCGATCGTGGTGGCTGCACCTTGAATTATGGCGACTCCCATAGTGACTGCAGCGATGATGGACGCGAATACGAACGCGATGATTCCGCCCAGAATTTTCGCACCCGTAGAGATTATCTCCCAGGCCACACTAATAACGGGTGCAGCGTAGGTTTGAATCCAATTCACGACAGGCTGCATAACGGCCCAAATACCGTTCCATGTCGCTGATAGGGAGCCCCACATTATGGAGGCTGTGTCTTTGATGGCGTTGAATGCTCCGACCACCCACGGCCATGCAATGTTGTAGATCCAATCAACAACAGGTTGAATGGTGGCCCAAATACCATTCCATGCCGCCGATATGGTGCCCCAAAGAGCGGAGGCCGTGTCTTTGATTGTGTTGAATGTGTCGACTACCCACGGCCAGGCGGTGTAGTAGATCCATTCGACCACTGGCTGCATTGCCGCTTGAATTGAAGTCCACGCAGCCTGAACCGTACCCCAAAGATTGGACGCCGCATCCTTGATCGTATTGAAAGTATCGACTACCCAGGGCCACGCCGTATAGTAGATCCACTCGACTACTGGCTGCATAGCCGCCTGAATTGCGGCCCACGCGACCTGAATATTAGACCACATGTTAGCGGCCGTATCTTTAATTGCATTGAACGCTCCCACAACCCAAGGCCAGACTGTGTTGTAAATCCAGTCCGCAACGGGCTGAATTGCAGTTTGAATGGCGGTCCATGCGATCTGAATATCGGCCCACATCGTGGAGGCGGTGTCTTTAATCGCGTTGAACGCGCCGACCACCATGGGCCAAATGTCGTTGTAGATTTGTGTGGCGACTGGCATGATTGCCGCCCAAATAGCGTCCCACGCCCACTGAATCGTAGACCAGAGCGCACTCACACCCCAGCTGATAGCGTCCCATGCCGTGGTGAGGTACAGGGCGGCAACGTTGACAATCCAGTCGACGACGGGTCGGATTATGTCGCTGATCCCCTGCCAAGCTGCGACCATTCCATTCCAGACAATCATTGCGCCAGCGGAAATGCCGTCCCAGGCGGCCTGCAGGTTGGGCCACGCGGTGTTAACGATCCAATCGACGACGGCTTGAATAACGGGCTGTATTCCCTGCCAAGCGCCGACGATCCCGTTCCATACCCATTGTGCGCCGGCGACTATCCCATCCCAAGCGGTTTGAAGTGCGGGCCACGCTGTGCCGACAATCCAATCAATGACCGCCTGAATAACAGGCTGCATTCCCTGCCATACGGATACCATGACGCCCCACATCCACTGGGCGCCTGCCACGATTCCGTCCCATGCGACTTGCATTAGAGGCCACACGTTAGCGGCAAACCAATCGGCCACAGCCCCAGCGGCCGTTTTGATTGCTTCCCAACAAGAAATGACAACATTCCGGAACGTTTCAGAGTTCTGCCACGCCACAATGATTGCCGCGACCAATGCTGCGATAGCGATCACAACGAGGCCGATTGGGTTAGCGTCCATTGCGGCGTTGAATGCCCACTGCGCCGCGGTCGAGGCGATTGTTGCAGTTTTGTGGAGGACCATCATTGCCGTGGCCCTCCCCCAAGCAACCGCCTGCATCGTGATCTGTGTCGTTGCTCGCGCGATATTCGACAGGAATTCTCCGGCGTACATGAGGTTGAGCTGCGCGGTCTCAACTACGTCTCTGACTTTCGCCACGGTCATCGCGTTAATGGCCGTAGTGACACGTCCCGCGACTCCGGCTACGCCTTCCATGTCGTTCAACCATTGCTGCATTGAGGACATGACCATGACGGCTTTCCATGCCGTAAATGCAGCCGCGATACTGTAAACCGCCACTTTGCTATTGAGAATAGCGGCGGTGAGATTTTCCATGAATTGTACGAGGGTGCTGTTCGCGATGGTGCTGAGAGCAGTAGCGATACCGGGGACGAGTGTCCCGACAATGAATTTGCCGAGCTCGACGAAGCTGTTGCGGACGTTGGTGATGTATGAGATGATTCCGGAGTCTTTGTCGAATCCGAAAATCGTCCCTGTGAAATCACCGGACAGAAGCAAATCTTTAAGATTCTTCAACGACGGGACGAGCGTTTTATTGATCCATTCCCCTGCGGCGGCGGCAGCGTCACGCATGCGGAAAAGGAAATCAACGAAGCTCGAGTCTTCCTCGAATGAGAAGATCGGGCCGGTGAAGTCACCCTTGCGGATAACGTTGAAAGCATTCGTAATACTGGGGATGAACGAATTGCTGACCCAGTTGAATACTTTTTCGAACCCTTTGCTCATGGCGTCAAGGGATGCAGTGATCCATGGGAGTGCTTTTTCGGCGATTTCCTGCGCCCCGGTCACAAGGGTAGCTTTGAAATTCCCCCAAGCACCCTCCAAGGTTTTGGTGGATGTGGCGGCTTCAATGGCCACGTCCTCCATACCGAGGTCGAGAATTGCTTGGTTGAATTCCTCAGCGGTGATCTCTCCTTTCTCCATGGCTTCCCGGAAATTGCCAGTGTAGGCGCCATTCTTTTTCATGGCTTCCTGCAATTTACCGGATGCGCCTGGAATTGCGTCGGAAAGCTGGTTCCAGTTCTCGGTGGTGAGCTTTCCGGCACCCGCGGTCTGCGTCATGACGAGGCCGACAGTTTTGAACGTCTGCGCGTTTCCGCCCGCAACAGCATTCAAGTTACCGGCGGCCTCGGCAAGCTTATCGTAGCCTTTTACGCCGTTGGATGCAAGCTGTGCGGTGATTGACTGAATATCGTCAAGCTCGTAAATCGTGCGGTCCGCGTAGGAGCGCGTGCTTTTTGTGAGCGCGTTGATTTCGTCCGCACTTTTACCGGCGAATGCGAGTGTCTGCTTGAATTTGATTGTGGCGTCAGCAGCGTTGAATGCCTCTTTTGCGACGCCGCCGAACGCGACTGCAATGCCACCAATTGCAAGTCCTCCGAGCGCGGCGCCGGCGACCTTCGCCACCGATTTGAACGCCCCACCCAGGCCGGACGTGATCTTTCTTTCAGCCGGGCCAGTGTCGACGTTACCGATTTCGCTATTGATGCTTCGGGCGAGGCCTCGCACGGACGGGCTGATCTGAATCCATGCGGTCCCGAGATCATATCCGGCCATTGATACCTCTCCGAAATCATGTGTGAGCGAGAACGGTTCACGCCAAGCAAACCGTTTTTCGTGTTTGTCTTGGCGTGAACCATTTTACACTATCCGATAGAAACGCGGCTCAGCTGCCGTATCGGGCAAGCCATTTCTCACCCTTGGCCTTTTGCGCCTTAGCATGCTTGCTTGACACCCTGGGGTTACCAGTTTCCCGGTATCCCTCAGCTGGCGGTTTGGGCGCTTCAGGCCACTTATCTTTCTTGACACCATTGACGGCGAGTAGCGTGGTCTGAATATTGTGTGCTGACATTATTGTGGCAGCCACCTCATCGGACCAGTATCTGTCTCCGCCTCGCGCCCTATCGAATGTTGACCCGGGCGGGAGCCCTCCGATGAGTGCCATTACCCGCCTAGGTGTTATTCTGCCTCGGTATAGATCGAGGAGATCTGTGTTGTAGTATCGTTGCAGGTCGGCTTCTATCTCCCACCCATACTCGCGGAGTAGTGGTGGGAGAATTGTCAGTTTCCCGCGCCCACCTCGGACACGATTGACTGCATAAAGTCGGTCACCGCGTCGATCGGAACGCGACCGTTCTCGTCCTCCAACGCGGAATAGACCTCATCCTTATGGTCGCCTACAATGAGGCGGAAAAGCGGGAACGGGTTACCGGCGTCGAGGGCCTCAAATGCACGAAAGTCCTCCAACGCCTCCGGAGGAATATCGAACTCGATACCCTCATAGTCCACGTGAATCGGGTCGCGAGTAGCTTCCGCCTTGGCCAACCTGTCAGCCGGGACCTTAGCGCCGGTCGACTTTGCCTTGCTCTTCGTATCCTTGTCAGACATAATGGGTTGTCCTCAAAATTGTTTTATAAAAGGCGGGTTGTGTTTGTTTTGGATCTTCCCCGCTATTCCGCGACAACCCATCCGAAACACGAAATAGCGGGGAAGTATTATTGTCAGGCGGGGAAGAGCGCCTTGTGGTCGGAGTAGATAATGTAGTCGCCCAGCACGGAGAGGTTGTACTCGTAGCCGGTGATCTCAGCCTGCTGGAAAGTGATCTCGCCGCGCTCACCAAGCTCGAGACGCGGGAAAACAATACGAATCTGCGCGCCCACGCCAGACACGTCGAAGAAATCGGCGACACCGCAGAGGAGCTTAACCTTGCGGGACGACTTGGCGGTGATCTTCACACCCTTGGTGGCGCCACCGTCCTCAACCTTCTCACTGGTAGCGTCAAGATACCATGAGAGCGGGGCGAGCATGGTCTCCAGGAGAGTGGCGCTGAAAGTCGTCTCCGAGGAGTCGAGGAAAGTCTTGACAACGCCGTGTCCCTGGTGCCCCTTAATCTTGGTGACGGAGTCGTCGGAGGTCAGCTTGAACCCATCCTCACTAATCCACCCAACGTTGGTGAGACCGGTCACACCAGAAAGGTCCTGAGTGAGCGACGTGACCTTCTCGCCGAACTTCTCGACGTAATCCCCCAGCCAGAGCGCGTCATTGTCGGACGAGAAAATGAGTGCATTGTCAGCGTTAACAGCCATTATATTTGTTCACCTGTGTGCTGTAATTGTTAATGTTGCAGTCGCCCTCGCCTGAGACGTGTCCGGATCGGGCATTTCTATCGGATAGGATGATTGTACCATCACTATACCATCCCGGTAGTTGGGCATTGTGTGCGCCACATTCACGGCTTCGCACGCAATTTTCATCGCCTCACCCGACGACTGCGCGTAGGCGTCGATCGTTTCCAGCGCGGTGCAGAGTGCTTTCTGCGTGACGCCGGTGCCCCCTGTTGAGAGGACTCGAATGAATGCGGCGGGGCGGTCCGAGCTTTCGGGCCTGCGGGCTACAATCGGTACGCTCATGTACGTGGACAGAAAGTCCATGAGCCGTTTCTTTATGTCCGGCACCACGGGGGCACGATCGTATGTTGGTCTCATTTCCCGCCGCCCATTGTGGCGCCGATCGCACGCTCCAACGTATGCTCTCTCTCCTGTTTACGCATTGCAGCAATGGTGCGCGCCCTAACATATCCGCGGGTACGATTTCCATGCGTCGTCTCACCCTCGAACCCACGGCCAGCAGCGTTGGCTACACGCCCAGTCTCTAATGCTACGGTCCGGGCTACGTCAGGTCCGCGCAGAAGATCGGCGACCCCGTCTCTGTTGAGCTGGAATTTTACTTTCGGCATTTATTCGCTCACCTTGTCTTCGTTGGCGCGAATTTGCACAACCATCCCCTTAGGGTAGGGTGAAGGGCGGCCTTCAACACGGTATTCTATGCCATCTACAATAAGGTGATCTTCTGCGGTCACGTCGATTGTGGTATTCCGCCAGTAAAGGGCGGCGGGGACGGTGACGGGCATTGCCCCAGCACTGATCGGCTCAGTAGACGTGGCCGGCGCAAACACGGCAGGCGGCAAAGAAACGTTCTCCCACAGCCCCGGCACGGGATTACCGTACTGATCCTTTGACGCGGGGCCTCGCCTACGCCGCACAACGGGCACATATCCTGAAAGCATTACGGTTCCTGCCCGCCGATCGCGTTAATGTCTTCGATTAGCTGATCGGTAGCGGATCGCACATCGTAATCTTGCAGGAGGTCTACTTCGAACGCACCACCTGAGCCTCCGAGGGCGTCTTTTTCCTCGCGCTTCAGGTAGAGGCCGCCTTCAGGATTCTGATAAGTGAACTGATCGGAGAACGGGCCGGTCGTGTGTGATTCTGACGCGATAATCCCGTGGGGTTCGGAGTAGATTCCGCCGCCACTGTCTGTGACGCCACCGATAGCATCCCCGCCCTGCATTGCGCGACGCACTACAGCGCACGCTACTCTTTTTCGCGTACGAGGCGTAGCGGATTCCCAGCGGGGACATTTCGACACGATGAGGTCGGTCGCGTCAGCGAGGAGTACGTCGGCGCGAATACGCTCATTGTCGGAGAGTGCCCGCCACCTGGCTTCCAGGTCTTCGACCGTGGCGAACGGGATAATGTCGTCCGGCGTCATTTTGCCGTCTTTCTGGGGCGGCCTCGTCCCCGACGAGGGGCAGGTGCCGGCGAGGCAACACGAGAGGAGGAAGAGAAGGGGGTGAGCTCGTCTGCCTCGCCGACACCATCATTCCCGGGAGTGATTTCGACGTATTCGTCTCCGAGCGTCACATTGTGGTCGTCTGCGAGATGAATCACAATGTCGTGGTCTCGGTGCCTGTAGTGTCGCATTTCCGGAATCGCCCCTGGGAAAAATTTTGTTTGGATGGGTTGTGTTATTTTTTCTTTACGGCGATTCTATCAGGCGCCAGCCTTGGTCTTAATCGTCGCGAACTTGTCCGGGAAAACATACCAGGCGTACAGAATCTCGAGACGCAACGCAATCTGGTTCCTACGCTTCAGATCACCCTGACCATCCGGGTCACCGAAACGAATAATCTCGAGCGGCAGGGACCGCTGAATTCCCCACCGAATACCGTCGACGAAGTCGCCGACAATACCCTCAACATTGGTGGCAGCGGTCGCCTCAGGCTTGCCAGCAACCGTGTTTCCAGCGGCAGCAGGAAGTCCCATAAAATTGTCAATGTCGACGCCGAGGCCGATCTGCGGGTAACGCGGCGTACCCGAAGGCGACCCGTCAGCATTCTTGGTCTGGAGACTACCGAGCGCCCAAACGGCGGACGGCGCCAGGGCGAGACCGGTGGGGGTAATCGGCGCGGCATTGTCGTTAATAAGGAGTCCGGCGGCCTGACGAATCGCCTGGTCCATCTCCGTAGTACCGATCTCGACATTCTTAGTGGTGGAGGTCAGGTAGTTGGTCCACGCGCCAATAACAGCGCCGGTCAGCGGGTTAACACGGTGGTAAAGGCCGAGATCGAGGGCACGGGAAAGCGCCTCACTGCCCTTCTGCGCGAGCTGGTTGAGAACGTCCAGCTGATAGTCCTCATCAGCCCACTGAACCTCCTCGTTGAAACGCATAGTTACCTGAGCCTTGTGCGGCTTAGCGGTCACATAACCGAATTCACCGTACGTGGGCGCTTTCTCGGCGCCCTCGTCAACGAACTCGGCACGAGGGAAATTATCGAAAGTGATAATGTCCACGTCGCCGAAAGTCATGGGAATTCCACCGTTGAGCTTGGCGACAGTGGAGAGAGTCTGGGTGCGAGTAATGATCCCATCGGCGATCTGCCGAGGCATGAGGACCTTTGCCTTGCCTGAATCAAACACGGCCATTGTGGTTATTTCCGTTTCTTTCTAGTGTTTTATCTCTGGAATTGCGGCTGGGGTTATTTCAGTCTCCGGCGAAAACGTTCCGAGCGAATTCTGCAAGATTGCCGCCATCGTTATCGGGCGTGGCTCCGGCCTGCGGCACCACGGGAGCGACGGACGGCTTAGCGTCGTGCAACGCCTTGGCGATTGCGGCAGCATGAGCGTTGATTTCATCCTCGGTGGTTCCTCGGATCAGATCGGCGCTAATGCCGTGTTCGGCGGCTGCGTTGGCGGACCATTCGCGGACCTTAGCAGCGGTTTCAAAGTCTGCCACCTTGGCCTTCAGGGCTTCGATTGTGGCATCCTTGTCGCCGATGGCCTTGGCGAGCTCGTCTCGCTCGTTGGCGGCGCGCCTGTTCTCTTTGGCGCGGCTCTCCCACTTCCGGGATTCGCTCTTCCAGTCGATTTCATGCTTACTGACGGCAGTATTGTCCTCGTTCGTGGGGGCGTCACCGTCGTTAGTGGCGTTGCTGTCGGCTGGCGTGTCGCTTGCGGCGTTTTCGCTCATTGGGCGTTTCCTATATTTTGACCGTGCGGTTATTGTAATGTTTTCAGGCAACTATTTTTGGGCTTTGCAGCCGTCCTTCAGTGGCCTTTGTTTATGCATTGTAGCACAATCATTCGATTGGCCTGGTGCGCCATTCTGCGAGTTCCTCTTGGTGTGTGTCTATCCACGAGGAAACGAGCTCACGATGACGTTCACGACCCTTGTCGGTTTTGTGTCTGGCCGCGAGCGCGTACGCTTTCGTAGGAACTTCGCGGGAGGTTGGGTCCCATGCGGGGACGGCGACACATTTACAATTGTCATGCGCCCCGAAAGACGCTGTCCCCTGTGACCGGTAGTAGCATTCGTTCATTGTGAGCATGACGCAGAAATTGCATGCTTGAGGGTTGCGTGTTCGTCTTTCCCAGCCCATGGCTTCCGGGTCGGCCCATGTCATGTCTGCGATTTGTGAGCGGGCGCCGTCGCTGACATATCGAATGAGCGCCCCGGTCAAATAGGATAGGGCAATGTCGGGGTTCCCGGCGTATAGTGCGCCCGCACTGAATCTGACACTATCGTCGATTTCACCTTGTGGGGCGAGTGATGTTTGTATTGTGGGTGCGTCACCGGGAATGTCCTGGTCCAGGCGCATATCTCGGTACCATTCGTCGGCGATTGCGGCGGCCGCACTGCCGTATTGGTCTACGAGGGCGGGCATGATTTCGAGCAGAAGGTCGCGCGCTTGCTCGGGGCGCTGTCTAGCGGCGCGCGCCCAGAGCGTGTGTAAATCGTTTTGGGCGAGTGTGGTGAGTGAGTCTATTGCTCGCCCGTATGCCCCTATTTCTGCGGTTGACAGCATGATAATTTTCAGTTTATTGGTGTTTTGGTGCCGCCAGGCAGTTTAATGTTGCGCTTAACCCGGTTCCTTGTATTGGGCGTGTTATTAACGCCCAGATTGCCGCCATTGCCGCCACTATTATTGGCGGTGTTATTGGTATTATCACCATTGTCACCACCATTATTGTTGGCTGCGTCACCGTTTTCGACGCTCTCGCCGTTCTCGTCAATATTCTCGTTATTCGTGGCCGCGAGAGCGCGATCAAGCAGCGATACCGCATTCTTTTTACGATTCTCGGCGTTGATATCTGCGAGATCGTCCTCGGTGAGCCCGGCACGCCGCATGAGAGTCTGAGACTCCTGCAACGACGGGAATGCAGACACCATTTTAACCGCGAAATCGGCGGCAGACGACGGCGAGGAATAGCGGGCGGGGGTCCACTTCACCGACGTCTTCCATGACTCGGCAGGCGGCTCGTCGAGTTTGTCTCTGACCATAATAATGTTCTGCAGCGTGCGCCGTAGTGGTGCGGTGAAAATGCGCCACTGATACTCGGCTTCGTCCGCGAGCGCCGCCTCAGCGGCCTGCATCGCCTCAGCCGAGGCGGGGTTCTCCGCGAATACCCCGATGGCGGACTGGGGAAGGTTTGTGGCTGCGCACAAATTCTGGGCCAGCTGACGGTACATTTCCAGGTGAGGGCTCATGGTCATTTGTGAGAATTGTCCAACCGACGGAATGTCACCGTTCTCGTTCGGCTCCAGAACTTGGACGCGGGCCATGATTGCGGACCACCGGTCTTGGCCTGCGAAATCTGCTCTTTCCGCGCCGAGCACGTACCGCTGTGGCGAGGAGAAGAATTCTGCGGATGTTTCCGCGCGGACCATTGTCCTCACCGCTGCGTCCGTGAGATATCTTACTTCACGGGTGATTCGTGAATGCCCCAAAGGGCGGTTGAGCTGCGGGTCGTAGCAGAGTGCTTCAACGAAAATGCGGTTGGGCGTGTCTCCGAGTTTTTCGGCCTTCCAGCCGCCACCGTTTTTCTTGGCATCGATTCGCCAAATAGCGGTGGAGGTGTGCATGATGGCGCCCGTCGGCTGCCCGTATCTGTCAGTCTGATCGATTGTGAGGGCAGCTTCGATTATGCGACGGCGTGTGTCCCATAGTGCGGCGGACCATTCTGCGTCACGGGCCTGCACGACGACAGGCGGCTCACCGATGGTCTCGTCCCCCCGTGTCACTGTGAGTAGTGAGAAAGAATGTTTGTAGGCGGATGTTATTGCCTGTGCAAGATCGAGGTCGTAGTTGTTTGCGGATAGTATTTCGTTTGCTTCGAAAGCGTCGGGTGCCCCGTTCAGGGAGTAGCCCTCGAACACGTGCCTCCTAGCGAGCATGGTGACGACTTTCTGAGGCCACCCCAACGCGGCCTTGGTGCGCGTCATTTGCGGCGGAATACTGATACCCAAGTCTTGGAAAGCGCGGTGGCCGTCATAGTAGACGGAGAGCAGTTTGTTTTTGTTTGAGTGCTGCTGCCATTTCTGCCACAGTTGCAGGAATGTCACCCTGTCTTCGTCGGGGAGTCCGGAAATGCGTGTGGGTGCCGGCGTAGCGTTAACGAGTCGTCCGTCGTCGGGATAAATTTCAGTCATAGGAACAGTACTCCGCCGCCGCGATCATTTCTACTATTGGCGTGTTCGATTTTATCATAAGGTTTGTAGCGTGGCCTTCTTTTTGTTGTGCGTGCGGCCCACATTGCGAGCGTGCAGGCCTCTAGGCCGGCTACGGTGGCGCCTGGCGGGGCCTGTAGCGCCCATCCTCCTGATGTTCCGATTGGGCGTGGCGTCGCGGATGCGGCCTCGGTTCTCAGTTGCATGTCGTCTAGGTGTGTGATCGTGTTTTCGCGTAGTGAGGCGTCTAGCATGCTGTAGGCGTCGACGATTTGCGTGATCGTGGGCGTGATGATGACTTGCGGGCGCACTCCGATGGCGCGTAGTCTTTCGATTGTGTCACCGGCACCGTATTTTCCGTCTACGATGATTTGTGCCCATCTGTCTTTGGTGTCCGCAATGTAGTCAATGATCCATTGTGTGCCCTCACTCATGCGGCGGACACCTTGGTGAGTGCAGAGTTCAACATGGGTTGGCGTGTTCGCCTTGTGTCCCGCTCTGGCTAGGGCGCATGTTGATCCGTCGGGTGCGAATCGGATTGCGGCGCACCATCGCATACCAGTGGGCGTGTTTTCTGGCCGTATTGTGGCAGTGTTCCAGGCGACTGGGTCGATTGCGAGCCTGTCGTTGGCACGGTCCCATATTCCGAGGCCCTCACGTCGGAATGATTCTTCTCCGAGCTGCCGACGCATTCTTAGAATGGCGGATTCGGGTGTGCGGCGAGGGTATGACGGGTTTGCTTTTTCCCATTGCTTCCTATCGTCACTGTTAGCGTCGTAGTCGGCGGCTAGTTCGAGGTAGAGGCCGTCTTTTATTTCGCCTTGTAGGGCGAGGTTTCGGAATTCGCTGAACGCTTCTGATGGGTCTTTTGGTTTTGGTGGTGTTCCGATTTTGATGATGAGTGGATCCGGGGCGGTGTTTGTGGCGGGGATCATGTCGTCTAGTGCGGCTGCGCCCAGGATCTGGGCTTCGTCGAAGAGGATCATGTCTACGCCGTGGAATCCGCGCCCGAATCCGCCTTCGCGGGCTCCGAAGAGAATGCGTGATCCGTTATTGAAGAGGATGGCTTGCTGCCCGTTTGCTTGCCGTATTTTCTGAACATATGGGGCAATGTTAGGGATTTGTGCCATTCCTTTCATGTCGTTGAATGTTTCGTCTGCTGTGCGTGTGCGGTGTGCGGTCCAGAGGACGAAGTAGTTTGGGTGGAGGGTGGCGAGTGCGAATGTGAGGCCGCCGATTGTGTATGTTTTGCCGACCTGGCGGGGGATGGAGGCTTGGATTCCGTCGATGCTGGCTGCGTAGTGGCCGTCGTTTCGTTTTGCGAGGATTGCTTTGAGCCAGTCTTGCTGCCATACGTCGAGGGGGTATTGCATTTCTTGGAGGCGGCGTTGGACTGGCGGCCAGGCGGTGTGTGTGATGTTTTCCGGGAGGGTGAGGTGGGCGGCGATTTCGCTGAGGTGTTTTTCGCTCATTTTTAGATGCCGTCCCAGGTTTGTGTTTCGTTTGGAATGTCGGTGGTGTTCGTGTGTGTGTTTTCGTTTTGCGTGGTGGCGAGTTGGTCCGTGATTTGTATGAGTTGTGCGGTGAGTTTTGTGAGTGCTGTGTCGCCTGTTCTGGGGTCGTCTATGACGGTGGCGATTTTGTGTGCGAGGGCTTGGCGGATGAGTGTGGGGTTGCCGGTGTTTGTGGCGTCTGTGATGGGTGCGGGGCTGTTGGGTTCGTATACGGTGATTGTGGTGTTTGTGTGGGTTGTCATGTTCCTATTATATGTGGTGACATGGGTCATGTTTCTGCGGGGTTATCCACAGGGTTTTCCACAGGTTGGGGAGTTTTCCACATGACGGCAGTCACATTGTGATCTGGGTTACTGGAGTTATCCACAGGGTTTTCCACAAGCGGGGAGGGATGGGCAGACCTTCGGGGTGTTCGCGGCCGGATGGGGGAGGGGGAGTGGCCCCCATCACATAAATTGTGTGGTGTGTGTCTCGTTTTGTTGTGTTCCCTGTCTTGTTTTGTGATGTGGGTCCTACTTTAAGGGATCCCTTACCGTGTTGGGGCCCCCTTTTTGTTCGTCTCGTTTTGGTGCCATAGTTTTTTGAACGCCATTGTTGTTTCATGCTTTTGCATGTTTTTGCATGTTTTTGTAACATTTCTTTTGTTTTTATGCATTTTTGTGTGTTTATGCGTTTGTGCGTTGTGTTGCCTTTGCGGCATGCGTTGGCACCATGCATGGTGCATGGTATTGGTATGCATGTCATGCATCACGTCATCATCACATGATCATCATGATGTTCATCATGTTCATCATCATGATGATCATTGATCATCATCATGTTCATCATTCATTGATTGATCATTGTTGATTGATCATTGATCGTCGATCAACGTTGATCATTGTTGTTCGTTGGTTGTGTGAACGTGAACAGTGTGAGAGTGGATGAGTGGATGGTGTTCGTCTCTCTTCGTCTGTGTGCTGTGGTGGAATGGCGGTGGGGTGTGCTGCTGTTGACCTGCACTGTCCAGTACGTGTGGTACGTGCTTTGCCCGTCCCAGTGCAGTACTCATTAGTACTGCTGTCGTGTCGTGTACTGTTCGTTGCCGGGTGTGTGGTGTGTGGTGGTGTGTGTCTCCATACTCCTTTGTGTGGTGGGGTACCCTCTGTCCGCTTCCCCCCTCGCAGTGGTGGTGGGTGGGGGCATCGTGGATGGTGGGTGGCATGGCGAGGTGGGTGGCATGGTGAGTGAAGGGGCGGCAGTGTCGCTGGCATCCCCGTCCATGTGTTGGTGTCCCCCGTGTGTTCGCATGGTGGTCCCGTTGAATGGCGGGAGTGGCGTACTGTTGTGTTGTCCCCGTCTTCGTGTTGTCCCCGTCTTCTTCATGGTGTTCCCTGTCTTCGTGTTGCTCCGTTCCCTTTGTGTTGTCTTGACCTTTCTCGTGTTGTGTGTGGTGGGTGGGGAAGTGCGGTGGTGTCCGTTGACAGCGGACCGTTGTGTTGTGCTGTGTGTTTCAGTGGTGTGTTATCTGCTGTGGTATCGCATGGTGTGACGTGTGGTGTCGTATCGTGGGGGAGTGGCGGTGTTATGGATAGCAGTGGGTTATTTCGTTGTGGAACTGTGTCCCGTTATTCTTTTCCGCCTTTTGTGTTTACTGTCACAGCATTGTTGGTTTGGGGTGGTGTCCTTGTGTCAGGGTTGTGTTATTGTGGAATGGCGGTGGTGCAGTGGGGGGGTGGTGTCTTAGTTCACTGTTCCCGTTCTCTGTCTTCTCTGTCTTCTCTTGTGTTGGTGTTCGGGGTAGTGCGCGCGCAGCCCTGCGAGCACGCACGTTATCCCCGAACACCATTGCGTCCCCTTGTTGTTTTCTCTTTCCTCGTCGCTGCTCGCCTTCTCTGTTCATCGCCTTTCTTCACCATCCGCCTTTCTTCTGCGTGTTCGGAATGGCGGCGGGGGGTTCACCATGTGTCACTGTGTTGTGTTGGCATGACGGCGATGGGCAGTCTGTCTCTTTCGTCTTCGTTTTTCTGGTAGTGGCGTGCTCTTCCTTTGCCGTGTTTACCGTTGCCGCGTCTGCTGTTGCATTTGGCGCACAATACTCTGCCGTTGTCCGGGTGATTGGTGCCGCCTAACGAGGCTGGGATTATGTGGTCTGCTTCAGCACTGTTTGGTTTGCGTTGCCCGTTGTTATTGTATTGGAGTTTGGTTCCGCATGCTGGGCAGTGTGTGATGCCTATGGCTTGTGCTCGTGCGAGTACTTGTTTTCTGAATTGTTTGTGTTCCCTGGTGCTTGTTCTACTCACCGCTGTTCTCCTCTTCTTTTTGTTGGTGTTAGGTGGTGGCGCGTCGCAGCGTCAGCGAGACGAGCGCCTCCACCGTCTAACACTACTCTCTCGTTCTCTTCTTTATTCTTTGTCCTCTTCCTTCTTCCGTCTTCCTCGCCTTTCTTCTCTTTTCTTGTTTTTGGTTGGTGTGTGTTGTGTAGTGCGCGCGCAGCCCTGCGAGCACGCACGTAACACAACACGCACCCTTGTGTTTGTGGGTTTGCTTGTGTTGCGTGTTGTGTGCACACCGTCACACGTACTGCTTGTTGCATCTATCACAACATGGTGTTTGTTGTCCCCGCCACATGTTGTTCGTTGTTAACGATC